ACTGGTTCAGATGGTGGCCCTGCTATCAACGTTACATCTTCAGGCGTAACTATTATTAATAGCTCTGGTGCATATATTTGTGGCGGTGGTGGCGGTGGGGGTTCGTCAGGAGTTGAACCTCAAAACTCATTTTCTGGCGGTGGAGGAGGTGCTGGAGGCGCTGAAGGTGGCTATGCCAATTTTAATGATGGTCAAGGTATTGGATGGCCTAACTATACTACAAACGGACCTCAGTATTCTACTTTTGGAATATACGGAACCAATAACGGTAACGCTCCTAGAGCTACTTATGGTGGTGAATTAAACCAACGAGGTTGGTATATTAATACATCATTACACTCAAGTGGTGGCTACTACACTTGGACAAAAAATTACTCTATGGGCTATGCTGGTGGTTCTGGTCTAACTTCTGCTGGCGAGGATTCAATATCTGGAGCAGGGAGATCAGGAGGCAGAATAGTTCCAGGCTCTAGGCACACTGTTTCTTATGGGCCTTATGGTGGCGCTGGCGGTGAAGCTGGTGCAAACGGTGGAGCAGGAGGGAACTCAGGTCAGTCAGGCGGTGGCGGTGGCTGGGGTGCAGCAGGAGGCAGAGGGTACAGAGGTGCTTTCACAGGAGTGCAGTGTCAAGGCGGTTCTGCAGGAGCAGCTATAACAGGCACATCAAGAACACTTAGCAATAGCGGCACAATTTATGGTGGTACATAATGAGTAGATACATTTACGCTGAAACTGCATATGAGACTATAGATGAAGTGGAAGCTGCAGTCACAGCTATGAAAACAAGATTAGATAACAACCCTACTGATTGGTGTGTTGTCAAGCCTATGATAAATCCCAGAACAATAAAAATATACACTGGTGATGTGATAGCTTATGATTCAGGAGAACCTTTAACTGACGCACAAATAAACTCATTGGGCAGTTCTGAAAATGTGTATAATGTTTTCGCAGTTTACGAGGGCGATAATTTTACAGAAGTCTCAGAATCTGAAGTTGCTGGGAAAGTAAAAGCAATGAGAAAAGGTTATGCAACATGGTTAAACTTAACTAAATACTATGATAGTAAGGTAGAAGAAGGTGAAAATCTAATTACCTATAACGTAACTAACGAGGATATGTCGGTCTATGTCTAGCATCACGCCAGAAGAACTAGAAGATATGCTAGATCGTGCAGCCAAGCGTGGTGCTACAGCAGCACTACGTGAGGTAGGACTGCATGATGACGATGCTCGTAAAGACATAATTGAAATGCGTAACTTACTAGAAACGTGGCGTGATACACGAAGAGGTGTATGGTCTACCATTGTAAAAATGTCAACTGTAGCAGTAATAACATTCATTGCCGCATCGTTGTGGATGCAAATAGGGAAATAAGAAATGGCTAAAAAATTTACAGGGTTCAAGCCTGAAACAATGCAAAACAAAATACTCCCAGCACTAGGCTATAAAGGGGCAATGGATCAAAAGTCTATCAACGCTTTCCTAGCAGCTAGTCCTGCTGCTGCAGCCAAGATGGGTAAATATACTATGATAGCTAGGCAGATGGTAGAAGGTAAACCTGTAGTAAATGCTAACACAGGTTTTAATTTTAAAGCAGGTTTTGAGCAAGCTAAAAAAGATACTATGATGGATCTTGGAAAGATGACAAAAGACCAAGACTATTATGATAGATTACCTGATAGGACTGCTAGATCCCAGGCAGCTATGAAAAACATAGGTAAAGATATTTTTGGTAGAGATGCATCTCCTTCAGGTGTATCACCAAGCTCCCTTGCAGCATCAAGACAAGCAGCAGCAGCAAAAGCTGCAAGTGGTACTCCACTAGAGTCCTACCAAACAGGTGATGTTAACTCTGCTGCTGCAACTAGAGGCGGTGGTATGCCAAGCGGTTCAAACTTAACTACACAAATAGCACAAGACCCTACCAAGCCTGTAACTGTAGCTAATGTTGTATCTACAGGTGGTGGTGCAGCAACACAAATAGCAGACACAGCAGGACAAGCAGGTGCAGCAAATACAGCAGCATTAACACCTGCAGGAACAGCACAGCAAGCAGCAGCACCAACTACTACACCTGCAGCACAAATGACAGCAGCACAATCTCAAGATAAAATGCAAGGTGCTTTGTCGGGTATGTCTGGAGAACAAGGGGAAGTTAGCGCACAGTCTTTGATGAATGCTGCACAAATGAACCCACAAGACGCTGCATCGTTAGACTTAGAAGCAGCACAACTAGATCAAGCACAAACAGTACAGGCTCCAACTCCACTGCAGGTTTCACAAGACCAGTTAATAGATGGCTCTGCTGTAAAGCAAGGACAAGTAGATGCTACTCTAGCCAAAGCAGAAGCTGCTCTTGTACAGGATGAGATGGCTGACTTGATGCAGGACTTTGAGGGTGGTAACACACCTGTATGGGCAGCAGGGGCTATGAGAGCAGCTAACGCAGCTATGGCTGCACGTGGATTGTCAGCATCATCTATGGCAGGTATGGCTATAACACAAGCAGCTATGGAAGCAGCATTGCCTATTGCACAGATGGATGCATCAAACAAACAAGAGATGGCTGTGATGAAAGCAGAACAACGTGCTAGGTTCATGGGCATGGAGTTTGATCAAAACTTTCAAACTAAAGTTAAAAATGCTGCACGTATATCTGAGATAGCCAATATTAACTTTAGTGCTGAACAGCAGATTGCACTAGAGAATGCACGTATGGCGCAGACTGTAGACCTAGCTAACCTGTCAAACAGACAAGCCAAAGTAATGGCTGATGCTGCTACCTTAACTCAGATTGATCTACGCAACCTAGACAATAGACAGCAAGCAGCAGTACAGAATGCACAAGCTTTCTTGCAGATGGACATGGCAAACTTAGACAATTCACAGCAGATGACTATGTTCAAAGCACAAGAAACTGCTAACTCTATACTAAGCGACACTGCTGCCACCAACGCAGCAAGACAGTTCAATGCCGCATCACAAAACCAAACAGATCAATTCTTTGCATCACTTGGTTCACAGGTACAAAGATTTAATGCAGAGCAAAAGAACGCTATGCAACGTTTCAACTCAGGTGAAGCAAATGCATTAGCACAGTTCAACGCAGCACAAGAGAATGCACGTGATAGGTTCAACGCACAAAACCACCTTGTAGTAGCACAGGCTAACGCTCAGTGGGCGCAGAACATTACTACAGCAAAGAATGCTGCAGCCAATCAAGCAAATCGTGATGCAGCTATGGCAGCTAACAACTTGACTATGACAGGGTACAACAATACGATACAACGAGAGCGTGATCTATTGGCCTGGGCATGGCAATCAGGCGAGAATGCTAGAGAAAGAGATAAGGCTATTGCAGTAGCTACAATCTCTGCTAGTGGAGGCGAGAAGAGTGGTAACATTGTTGCAGATGCTGCTGGTAATTTGCTTGGAAAGATCGCCAACAAAGCTATTGATCTTATCTTCCTGTAAAGAAAGCACTATAATGACATACAATCCTAGAAGTGTATTCCAATCATACGATCAGTACGGTAGGGCAAAGACTAATCAAGCTAAAGCTAGTAAGTCTAAGAATGCCAACCAACAAGCTGCTGAAACAATGAGGTCTGTCGGTATAGGCGGTCTTGGTGGTAGGCCTACTACATCTTCTGCAAAACAGATTCAAGATAACTTTAGAAGAGAGACACAAAGAGATAGTGGTAGCACGTATGATGAAGTACCACAGACTATAACTACAGGTTTGGGATCTAGAAAGACACAGCCTAGTAAAGATGAAGATATGTCTGTAGGTACAAAGATAGATAGAGCTTTTGTAAAGGTTATGACAAGTCTCATACCTGACTTTTCCCCACCCAAAGATCAAGCTGTATTTCCTCTACAGGTATATGGTGGTCCTCTCTTTACAGTACCAACACCTACTCCTGTCGATATACAAGAGTTAGATGCAGCAGCAAGAAATACTGCAAGAACATTCGCACCGCCTAGTATGGATGCACCAACGCTACCTACCACAACTATAGATAGTGACGTAGGTGTGACAACTCCAAAGGGCTTGATGTCTCCTCCTACTATGACACAGCCTGAAGCACCAGAAGGTCTTATGGGTATACCTAGAGCATTAGCAAAAGCAAGTGCTGTGCCTACAGCAGCATACCAAGTACAATCAGGTGATACTCTGTCTGAGATAGCTGCAGCAACAGGCACTACTGTAAAAGAGTTGGCTGACCTCAATCAAATCTCAGATGTAGATGTTATAGAAGCTGGTGCTGATATACAGATACCTATAAAAAGATTAGAAGATGAGGCTGTAGTTACTCAGGCCACTAGCACAGAAGAGCTTAAACCTATTAAGGCAAGTTATACATTAGCTGGTGCAGTTGGTACTGGATTAGGAGTTGATCCCGATTCACAGTTCTATCAAAGCTTTAGACAGGGTGTAATGACACAAGAAGAGTTTGAAGAAGAGCTAGTTGATAGGCTAAAAGTAGAAGAGGGTATTGACTATACAGCAAAGAAAAAATTTGGTGAAGAATATTACACTATAGGACACGGACATTATGGACCAGACGTAAAGAAAGGTCAAAAGATTACCAAAAAAGAAGCAGACGCTTTACTAAGAAAAGACATAGAAAAAAGATTACCCCAAGTAAAAAAGAGCATTAAGAACTTTGACGAGTTAAGCGGTCCGTTGCAAATAGAAATAGTACAAAGTTGGTTTAGAGGTGGTATTGCAGGAAGTCCTAATACAATTAGACTAATAAATGAAGAAAGATTTGAAGAGGCTGCTAAAGAGTTTTTAGATCACGATGAATATGAAGAAGCAAAAAGATTGGGTAAAAAATCAGGTAAAAGAGGAATAGTAGCTAGGATGGAGGGCTTATCCAAAGAACTGAAAAGGGAACAGTATAGATAATGTTTGGATTACCACTAGAACTAATAACAATGCTTGGCTCTACCGTACTAGGTGGAGTGATGTCCATATGGGGCATGGACAAGAAGACTTATTGCATTATCTGCAGTCTTTGCTATAATAGTGTTGCCGAAGTTGGTTGCTGTGTTCTACCCAGAAGTAGGTGTGTACGTAGGCTACACTGAAATACAGGCTGGTTTCCTTGACTTTATCTTTGGCCCAGGAGAAGAAGTAGTCAAGTGGCAATACGCACAGGGCTTTGTAATAACACCATTAGACACACACATCGTATCAGCTATCGTAGGATTATACTTTGGCGCTGGCTTTACTAAATAGGAAAGAATATGGAACAAGATATAACACCATTCGATAGACCCATCCCAGGCCAATCTTTGACAGGAGAACCACGTAACAATCCGTGGGAGAACCCTGCACAAATGTCTGAGATGGAAGACGTTACCAAGTTTTACATTGAACGTTTATCAAACGAAGAGATAGTAGATGACATTGCTGTGCTGTGTCAATCAGGCATACCGCTAAAGCCTATCGTTCAAAGCATTGTAAGCTCTGGTAATATAAGGGGTATGCATACAGTAGATGCAGGTATGTTAGTATCACCTATCATACACCAGTTCCTAAGACAGGCCATAACTATGATGGGCATTGAAGTAGATGATGATGGTATTGACTATCAGAAAGAGGCAGAAGAAAAAGAATTAGAACGTTTCAAAGTTCTAGCCTTGAAATATTTAGAAGATAATCCTGATGACACAGACCCAGGAAAGCAATTATTAAAAGAGGTAGTTGAGGAAGAAACGACACCAGAAGAAAGTAAACCGCAAGGTCTAATGGCGAAAGGTTAGAGTAATGTCATTCTTAGAACAATTTAGTGCAAGCTTTTTGAATGAGATAGCTGAAGGCATTGACACACGTACAGAAAAAGCAGAGGCTTACGAGGAAGAACAAAAGAAGTTAGCTGAACGTAATGCTGCTATAATAAATACTAGGAACCTGAGAGCGCAAGAAGCTGCACTTATAGGGCAGAAAGCTATTCAGTTAGGTGCTAGGAAAGAACACGTCAAAGCTGCTATGGCATCTGGCATGAAGGGCGTAGCAGAGTTGTACGACAAGCTACAAGCTGCAGCAAACCAGAAAGGTGTCAAGACTTTGGGTGAGGATGACATCGAAGCTATAATCAATATGCCTAGCTTACCCTCTGTAAATCAAAGATATGTGGATATGTCTTTAAGAGATTTTGCTAACGTTACATATGGAGCCAAGCCTGTAGATGACAGACCAGAAGTAGAAACTAGTAACAGTATAGTTAGAAAGCTTCTTGGTTTCGAGGATATGAACCTAGCCAAGCAGAGATTACAAGATCAAGATTACGTTGAGGGTATGTCCATAGCAGACATAAACGAAGCAGCTAGACAGGCTGAGTACACATCTTTGTTTCCTGACATGGGCTTTACTTTAATGGAGGTAGACTTCTATGGACCAGAGGCTGCAGGAGAGTTTGTAAAAGAATTTACAGAAGCATCTGCTAAAGCATCTACAGGAACTGCGGCTGAAAACTTTGTGCAAGGTAAAGTAAGCGAAGCAATAGATGCAGCTAGACGTGCTGGAACAACTCTATCACCAGCAGAACTGGCTGAAGTACAAAAGGGCGCACAACAATTTCTTATACAACAAGCTGTACTTCCTTTGATTGAAACTACTGCAGGAATGTATGGCAAGGGTGGTTTCTTTAATCACAATACAACAATAGATTTAATTGAGAAAACTATGGGGTCAGACTTCTTAGCTGACTACATGGAGATATACAACATAGACCAAGATGATGAAGAGGAGCCAACACCTGAAGCAACAGAGACATCCGATACCGAAGAAGCTACCGAAGAGAAAGAGGACGATACAAAAGATGAAGAAAAAGAGGTATCTTCAGAAGAAGCAAGATTCGCAAATGTATCATACCGTGATGACGAGGGTAAAGTTGTAGATGGTGTTCCTCCTAGACCGACTAGAGAGTTTTCTAACTTGTTCTTTGGGCAAGGTATGGGTGGAGATGACATAGAAGCTATTCTAAAAGGTGAGATGTTAGTACCAAAATACCTAAGACCTTCACAATGGGATGAGCTATTTGGTAAGTTCTATAATCCTGATGGAACATTTAAAGGATAAAACATGGCAGGTTACTATGAAAATCTAAAAAGGTTTGGCGGTGGTTCAACCTTTACTCCTACTACATACGATACACAGGATGACTTTTTTATAGACAAGGGTGTAACTCTAAAGAAAGATGACCTGAAGAAGTATGAGTATGCAAGCCCTATACGTGACTACATGATAGAACGTAAGGGTGTCGATTATCAGACCGCAACAGATGAAGAAGTTGTTGATGACTTTGTACAACACATGAGGTACTTCAATGCCAATAGTGTGTCTACTGCAGGTGAGCTTAGATTTATAAACAAAGCTGACGATAAACGTAAAGCCAAAGCTAGAAAAGCATATGAGATATACGAGCAGTTAGGTAACGTGTTTCAAAACGATGGTGTGATGGGCGCTGTAGGTGGCGTAAAGGATTACATCTTTGCTGCTGCTAAAGATCCTACAAACTATCTAGGTTTAGCTACTGGTGGTGCAGCACGTGTGGGTGTAGCAGGTGTATCACTTACAGGTAAGCAGATGGTCAGGGCTGCTGTGCGTGAAGCTGGTAGGAAAGCTTTACAGGATGGTGGTACGAAAGCCACAGCCGTAGCTGCTGCTAAGAAAGCAGGGAAAGAAGCTGCTGAAAGGGCTATCAAATCAGGTACATCTAAGAAACAAGCTGACAGAGTAGCAGATGGTGTAGCTAAAACAGTACAGAAAGACAGTCGTAGGTTCATAGCACAAGAAGCTATGCGTAAGAAACAGGCTGAACTATTCGAAAGTGCTGCAACTAAATCATTAAAACAAACTATAGCGTTGGATGCAGGTGCTGCTGTTTTGCAGGACGTAATGGCACAGACTGCATACATAGAAGCAGGAGCGCAGGAGAGCTACAGCAAAACACAGACAGCATTCGCATCTTTGTTAGGTGGTGTAGCAGGAGCAGCACAGCTAGGCTTCGGTATGTTTCGTGGATCGTCAGGCTTTGAAGAGACAGGCACTACACTTGAAGGTATAGCCAACGCTGTCATAGACAACAACACAGCAAAGCTTACTGCTGAAGAAAGCAAAGAAGCTGCAACTCTTGTCAAGGATACTGTAAAGTCTTGGAATGAAAAGGTTGAGAGTGGCTTTGAAATAAATACAGCAGTCATGCCATCCGATTTAGTTCGTACTATCGTAATAGGCGAAGATGGAAAGAGTGGACTAGCGAAGTTACTGCACGACAAAGGTATGAAAATATCTGGTCAGCAAAAAGTATCTGATGTAGTAACAAATGTTGTTAGGTTCTTACCTGAAGAAGATCTTGTTGAGATAAACAAGGGTATGAAAAAGTATACAGACCTGCAGCTTGGAGAGATTACTGAAGACGCAGGTACTGAGCTTAGAGATTTACTAGCAAAAGATATAAGTGAAGCAGGTAGAACACTTGCTGTCATGTCACAGGCACGTAAACTTATTGACGCAGGTATTGTATCTGTAGGAGATAAAAACAAAAGAACCTTCGAAGATGATATAGCAGATGCTGTCAGAGAGCAGAACAAGATGAAGAAGTCTGAGCCTCTCAAGTATGGACAGTCTGTGTGGAAACGTTTACTTGTTTCATCTCCTGCTACAACCATGATCAACGTGGCTGGCTTCTCTCAGTACTACGTAGGTCAGACTATGGCTGATTTATTTAACTCTAGTATGTTGGCTTTCAAAGCGCTGGGTCAATCAACAGTAAACCCCAACGCAGCCAGGGAAACTATGCGTCAGGCCAGAGCATTGACTATGTTGCAGGGTCAAAAGATGCGTAACTTGTTAGACCCATACACTACACACGATGCGTACCTACGCTTTCTAGACAAGAATGAGGGCGCACGTAGATCATTGTTTGAAACTATGGCTGGTGGTGTAGAGGCTACAGCAGATAGATACAACATCAACCCTGATAGTAAAGTATTCAGAAACGTAGAGGCATTCGCTACAGCAGCTAGTCAGGTGACAGGTGTACGTATACAGGACAGCTTCACTAAGTCTCAGATGTTTATGACTGAGATGGACAAATACCTCAGAGTTAACAAAGGTGTTACACTTAAAGAAGCATTGCTAGAAAGTAATGACTTTATTGATGAAGAAATAGTACAGGGTGCATTAGACAGCACACTTAAATCTGTGTTTGCAAAAGACTACACAACAACAGAGCAGCCTGAGTTACTACGTACAGCAGCTAAGTTTGCTGAGACATTCTCAAATACTCCTGGGTTAGGTACACTACTACCCTTTGGTAGATTCTTCAACAACGTTGTAGCTACAGCATACCAGTGGTCACCACTAGCTGCACCTCAACAGTTTGCTAAGTTTACTAAGAACCTTGTCAAGGGTGAGCCAGATGTAACAGACAGGGATGCTTTTGCTCGTATGCTTGTGGGTAGCACAGCTTTACGTCTGTCTATGGACTACGACAATGAGCGCAAAGAACAAGGTCTAGGTGTATACGAGGTAGATGTGGGCGGTGGTACTATCGTTGACGCTAAGAATACATTCCCTTTCTCTCTGTGGTTAGCAGCAGGACGCATACTAAACAACATAAGAAATGGTGAGCAAGTACCGCCAGAGCTACAGCAAGAGTTAGGCACACAGCTAGTTGTGGGTCAGCTTGCACGTGACGCACAGTTTGCTAACGACATAAATAATCTACTAGACGTGTTGACAAACGTAGATGAAGGTGCAAGAGCAGCAAGTGTAGATGGTTTCTACAAAGTGGGTGGTAACTTTGTCTCAGGTTTTACCAGACCACTAGATGCTATCAACAAGACTATTGGTTTTGCTATGGGTACAGACGATGCTAAAGATGTACGTCAAGCAGAAGGTATGAATGTTTTTACACAATCTGCTACAAAATATGTAGATAATATTATAGAAGCTTTCATTGACAAGACAGATAGCATAACAGGAGAAGACTTAGAAGTAGCAACTAGATCAGGTAAAGTATATGATGCTAATCCTTTTGCTCGTATCTTTGGTATAACAATCAAGCCAGGACGCACAGCTACAGAAAAAGTATACTCTATGGCTGAGATGTTTCCTTGGAAAGCTAATGAAAGAACTAAGATACCTGCTTATGATAAAGCATTTAATGGCTTAGTTGCACCTATGCTTGAGGTCTATACACAGCAGCTACTAGATGATCCTACTTTTCAAAACGCAACACTTACACAGAAGCGTGGTATGTTGAAAGCTAGACTATCAGATGTTAAGTCTATAGTTAGGCAAAGGATGGAGAAAGGATACACTGGTAGCGAGAATGCTGTGCTACGTAGAGCAGCCAAAGCTGCACAGAAGTACAACAAAGAAACTACAAGAGAAGCCTTGAAGTTAATGAAAGAGCAGATGGGTATAACTGGATCACTTGAGGATCTAAACTATAAAGAACTTGAAATGTTTATGATGTATGCAGAGTACCTCAAAGAGATACAAGAGGAAGTAGGGAGGATATAAATGAGAAGATATTTTAAGAGGCTATGGTGTGCCTTGATGAATCGTAAATGTCACACTGATTGTGACTGTGTATAAAGAGAAGGGGCCGCATTTAGCGGCCCTTTTCATTTCCAGTATAACAATAAGAATGTATCACAAGTGTTACAACTAAAGTTACTAACTATGTAATCATCCTCTCCATCGTGATCGCCACCTTGTATCATTTCAGTATCACACTTTGGGCAAATTATCTTTCCTCTACGCTTTGATTCCATAAATGCTTTTGCCTCAAGTTCCAAGTCCATTAGCCTGTCTTTTCTAAGTCTATGGTTATATTATTTAGTATAGTTTTAGCTTGTTCTATATCTAACTTAAACCATTCACCTCTTGTTTCTTTTGCTATTTTAGCTGCTAACTTGTGTGCCTCTGCTTCAGCAGCACGTTTGTTGTTTGTCACAACTGAGTGTTCTACTTTGTAGTCTCTGAAAGGACTACTAGTCTGAAAGTCACTACATCTATCATTAGCATCTACAGCCATACCTATCTTGACCCACTCAGGCCAAGCAGGATTAGTTATAATATAGACATGACCTTCCATTACACTGTTCAGTCCACTTGTTTCAAAAACAGCATCACCTATAGTTTTATATCTTCCAGGCTTAAACATACTATACATGGGGTTTTTCTTAAGTACTTCTTTGTTATTTATAAAAACCCTACTGGCGTCCCTTCGTTTAACAGCCTCTGGATTGTCTTTATAATATTTTACTTTCATTCTATACCTCCTGTGGTATTTGAGTACACCA